ATGGTCAGACGATTGAGATTGGGGTCATACAACACTGGGAGAATGAAGTAGATGGCCTTAAGGATGATCCTGATGCACTTAATGAGTTATATAGACAGTTTCCACGTACAGAGAAACATGCTTTTAGAGATGAAACAAAACAATCTTTATTTAATCTAACTAAGATTTACGAACAAATAGATTATAATGAAGATTTAAAGTACTCAGGAGTATTAACTCAAGGGAATTTTCAATGGCAAGATGGTATTAAAGATACTAGTGTACAATTTTTACCTAGCAAACAAGGTAGATTTTTAGTATCATGGGTTCCAGATAAACATCAACAAAATAGATATATTGTTAAAAATGGTAGAAAATGTCCAGCTAATGAACATATGGGAGCTTTTGGATGTGACAGTTATGATATATCAGGTACAGTAGATGGAAGAGGTTCTAAAGGATCACTTCATGGTTTAACTAAATTCACGATGGACAATTGTCCTCCAAATTTATTCTTTTTAGAATATATATCTAGACCACCAACTGCTGAAATATTTTTTGAAGATGTACTTATGGCATTACATTTTTATGGTATGCCAATATTAGCAGAAAATAATAAACCAAGATTATTATATTATTTAAAACGTAGAGGATATAGAAATTACTCTATGAATCGTCCAGATAAAATAACATATAAATTATCTGTGGCTGAAAAAGAAATAGGTGGAATACCTAATTCAAGTGAAGATATAAAACAAGCACATGCTGCTGCAATTGAAGCTTATATTGAAAGTTTTGTAGGTTACAACAATGAACAATATGGGACAATGTACTTTCAAAGAACATTAGAAGATTGGTCGGCATTTGATATAAATAATAGAACGAAACATGATGCTTCTATAAGTTCTGGTTTAGCTATCATGGCATGTAATAAAAATAAATATAGACCTGTTGCTGAAGTTATTAAAGAAAAAGTTAATTTAAACTTTTCAAAATATGATAATAGAGGTCATGAATCAAAAATAATTAATAAATGATTAATACAAGTACTAATAGTTCGTTTCCAAGTCAGGTGGTACCTGTGGCGGAAAAGCTTAGTTGGGAATATGGTTTGCAAGTTGGGCAAGCTATTGAATATGAATGGTTTAGAGGTGGAAGAATTAATAGTAGCAGATGGCACACTGGATATCAAAATTTTAATAGATTAAGATTATACGCTCGTGGAGAACAATCTGTACAAAAATATAAAGATGAATTATCTATTAATGGTGATTTGTCTTATTTAAATTTAGATTGGAAACCTGTTCCTATTGTACCTAAATTTGTAGATATAGTAGTAAATGGTATTTCATCTAAAGATTACGATATAAAAGCATTTGCTCAAGATCCTTTTTCAACTAAACAAAGAACTAATTATGCTAATTTACTTCTTAGGGATATGATGAGTAAACCATTATTAGAAAGTATACAAAATAATTTAGGAGCTAATGTATATACTTCTATAGATGAAGCTAATTTACCTCAAAATAAAGAGGAATTAGAAGTACATATGCAATTAAACTACAAACAATCAGTAGAAATTGCTGAAGAAGAAGTAATTAATAATGTATTGGATTTTAATAAATATGTATTAACAAACAAAAGAGTAGTAGAAGATATAGTAACAATAGGTATTGGAGCTGTAAAAACTAGTTTTAATAAATCTGAAGGAGTTGTAGTGGATTATGTAAATCCTGCTAATATGGTTTGGTCTTATACAAATGATCCAAATTTTCAAGATATTTATTATGTAGGTGAAATCAAATCTATTACTTTAGCTGAATTAAAAAAAGAATTCCCCGATTTAACTAATGAAGATTTAAAAAGAATTCAAAAGTTTCCAGGTAGAGAAGGTTATTTAAGAGGACCTTATAATAATGATTTAGTTCAAGTAATGTATTTTGAATACAAAACTTATATAGATCAAGTATTTAAACTAAAACATACAGAACAAGGATTAGAAAAAGCATTAGAAAAACCTGATTTTTTCAATCCACCACCTAGTGATAATTTCGATAGAGTTTCAAGAACAATTGAAGTATTATTTACTGGAGCTAAAGTATTAGGAGTAGAACAAATGTTAAAATGGGAAATGTCTGAAAATATGACCAGACCTAAAAGTGATTTAACAAAAGTTAATATGAATTATAATATGGTTGCTCCTCATATGTATCAAGGTAGAATTGATTCATTAGTAAATCGTATTACAGGATTTGCGGATATGATTCAATTAACATCGTTAAAATTACAACAAGTAATTGCAAGGATGGTTCCAGATGGAGTATTTGTAGATGTTGATGGTCTTTCTGAAGTTGATTTAGGTAACGGAACTAATTATAATCCACAGGAAGCTTTAAATATGTATTTCCAGACTGGTAGTATAGTTGGTAGAAGTTTAACTCAAGATGGTGATCCTAATAGAGGTAAAGTCCCTATTCAAGAATTACAAACATCTAGTGCTAATGGAAAAATAGCATCTTTAATTAATACATATCAGTATTATTTACAAATGATTAGAGATGTAACTGGACTTAATGAAGCTAGAGATGGTAGTATGCCAGATAAAGATGCTTTAGTTGGTTTACAAAAAATGGCTGCTAATGCTTCTAATACAGCTACTAAACATATATTAAATGGAGCTTTATATTTAACATTAAAAATTTGTGAAAATATTTCTCTTAGAGTGTCAGATATGTTAGATTTTGCATTAACCAATGATTCATTAAAAGCTAGTATTGGTAAATTTAATGTAGCTACTTTAAGTGAAATAGATAATTTACATTTATATGATTTTGGATTATTTTTAGAATTAGAACCAGAAGAAGAAGAAAAAGCTATGCTTGAACAAAATATTCAAATGGCTTTACAGCAAAATCAAATATACCTTGAAGATGCAATTGATATTAGGGAAATTAAAAATTTAACTCTAGCGAATCAAGTTCTTAAATATAAAAGAACTAAAAAGCAACAAGCCGATGAACAATCTCAAAGGGCTAATATTAAGGCACAAGCGGATTCTAATGCTGAAGCTGCTGAAAGAGCGTCTATGTCAGATGTACAGAAAGCTCAAGCAGTTAATGAAACAAATGTTCAATTTGAACAAGCCAAATCAGATTTTGAAATACAGAGAATGCAAACAGCAGCTCAAATTGAAGAACAACAAATGGCTCAACAATTTGAATATGATATGAAGCTTAAACAAGCTGATTTACAAAATCAACAAGTCAAAGAAAAAGAAATTGAAGATCGTAAAGATAAACGAACTCAATTACAAGCTACACAACAGTCGAAGTTAATTTCACAAAGACAAAATGATTTACCCCCGACTGATTTTGCAGCAGCAGATAATTTATTACCACCACAAGAACCGGTGTAATAAAAATTTTTATTAATTTTATATTATTATATTATGGCAGAAACCAAAGAAAAAGCTGGAAAGCTTAAGGTTAAAAGACCTAAAAAACTCGTAAGAAGTGATGAACCTATAAAAGTAGATTTATCAAAACCAGTTGAAAAAACTGAAGAACTAAAAGATCAACAAGATGCCGTTCAAAAGCAAGAAACAGGAACAATACCTGATGATAAATCATCCGGAGATATACAAAAGGTGGAAATTAAAGGAGAACAATCCGATAAAAAGCCCGATGCGTCTGTTGAATCTGAAACAAAAGAAGAATTACCTATAATTGAAGAAATAATTGAAGAACCTGTAAAGGAAGAAGAAGTTGTTGAAATAGGTGAAAAAATGGAACCAAGTGATAAAGCAGAAGCTGTTATATCTCAAGAAGTTCCTAAAGAAGATATACCTACGTTACCAGAAAACATTGTTAAAGTTGTAGACTTTATGAATGAAACTGGTGGAACATTAGAAGATTATGTAAGATTAAATCATGATTATTCAAACGTAGATAATGATACTTTATTAAGAGAGTATTATAAACAAACGAAATCACATTTAAATTCTGAAGAAATTAATTTCATGATTGAAGATAATTTCTCTTGGGATGAGGATGTAGATGAAGAGCGAGACGTTAGAAAAGCGAAACTCGCGTATAAAGAAGAGGTTGCAAAAGCAAAGCAGCATTTAGAAGGTTTAAAGAGTAAGTACTATCAGGAAATCAAGTTGAGGCCCGGCGTTACTCAAGAACAGAAAAAAGCTGTAGACTTTTTCAATCGCTACAACGAAGAGCAAGTAGTAGCAGAAAAGCAACATGATACATTTAAGTCCGACACTAAAGATTATTTCGGCCCTGAATTCAAAGGTTTTGATTTTTCAGTAGGAGAAAAGAAATTTAGATATGGAATAAAAAATGTTACCGACGTTGCGGATAGTCAATCAAATATTTCCAACACCATTAAGAAGTTCTTAGATAAAGAAGGAAATGTTACAGATGTACAAGGTTATCATAAAGCTATGTATTCTGCTAATAATGCTGACACTATAGCACAACATTTTTATGAGCAAGGCAAAGCCGACGCTGTAAAAGATCTTGCTGCACAATCTAAAAATATAAGTACTGAAGCTAGAGTAACTGCTCCAGAAGATATATTTGTTAAAGGATTAAAAGTGAAAGCAATTAGTGGACTTGATTCTTCAAAATTGAGAATTAAAACACGTAAATTTAACTAAAACAATTTAAATTATTATGGGAACAATAGCCCCTGTGTTTGGCGCAATAGTGCCATCACAAGTACAACAAACGTTACAAAGTAACTACTTAGCTTTCAATGGTGGAGCTAATGACTTTGCGCAACAATATCTCCCTGAGATATATGAGCAAGAAGTTGAAAGATATGGAAACAGAACCTTAGGTGGTTTCCTTAGAATGGTTGGCGCTGAAATGCCAATGACTTCTGATCAGGTTATCTGGTCTGAACAAAACAGATTACATATTGCATATACTGGTGTAACTGGCCCTGCGGCTGGATTAGCAGTATTCAATGTACCTACAAACGCCGGTACAATACAAAACGCAATTGCACCTAATGATACTATTGTTGTTATGAACCCTGCAACGGGAGTAACAATTAAAGGTATTGTTGGAGCAGTCGCTGCTGGTGGTGGAGCTACTACAAATGTAACTGCTTATCCTTTTGCTCTAGCTAATTGGGATACATTATTCCAAGGTGGAGCTGCAACTACAAACCTTAAAATATTCGTTTATGGTTCGTTATTTGCAAAAGGAACTGCAAGTGGAACTTTCTCTGTAGAACCTCAATTCACACAATTTTCTAATCAACCAATTATAATCAAAGATAGATACGCTATCAATGGTTCTGATATGGCTCAGATTGGATGGGTTGAAGTAGCTACTGAAGATGGAACTTCTGGATACTTATGGTATCTAAAATCTGAATCTGAAACAAGATTAAGATTTGATGACTATTTAGAAATGGCGATGGTTGAAAGTGAATTAGCTAATGGTGCTGGTGGTGTGAGCTTTGTTGCTCAACAAGCTAATGTACCAGGATTTTCTGCTACAATCAATGCTCATGGAAGTGAAGGTCTTTTTGCTGCTGTTACCGCAAGAGGTAATATATTCAGTGGATTTGCTGGAGCAACTGGTATCTCTGATTTCGATCAAGTACTTAAAAACCTAGATACTCAAGGTGCTATTGAAGAAAATATGCTTTTCTTGAATAGAGATATGGATCTTGAATTTGACAATATGTTAAGTCAAGTTTCTGCTGGAGTAGCTGGTGGTGTAGCTTATGGATTATTTGAAAATTCACAAGATATGGCACTTAACTTAGGTTTCTCTGGTTTTAGAAGAGGTTCTTATGACTTCTACAAAACTAGCTGGAAATACTTAAACGACGCTTCTACAAGAGGCGCTGTTGCAGTAAACAACATCGATGGAATTCTAATCCCTGCTGGAACTTCAACTGTTTATGACCAAATTCTTGGTACAAACATTAGAAGACCATTCTTGCACGTGAGATATAGAGCTTCACAAGCTGATGACAGACGTTATAAAAACTGGATCACTGGAACTGCTGGAGGTGCTTACACTTCTGAAGTTGATGAGATGG